TGTGGTCGCCACTCTCAGGGTTCAGGGACATCAGGGTCACGGCGTTGAAGCTCGCCATGAGCGGGTCTATCTTTCCGGTTCCGGAGGCCTGCTTTGTGATCACGATGGCATTCCCCCGGGGTTCGACCTTTGCGTTACCCACGCACCAGGCCATCAGGTCTTGGTCGGCATGCACAAGGCCGCCTTCGGCCAGCTTGCGTTCGGCGGTCTTGATTGCTCCGGTCATCTTCCAGCCCTGGCTGATACCGATGACCTTCTCTTGCGGCACCTCTGCCTCTACCAGCGCGTCCAGGATGCCGCCAAGCCCCGCGGGGTCGCAGCCGATCTTGTCCAGCTTGCCGGATGCTTCACACCGAGCCGCGATCTCCGCCGATGTTCTTCACCAGCGTCAGGTGGCCGTCCTTGGCGAACCCCTGCAGTCGAGGCGCGATCTCTTTGCGCCGCTCGAGCACCGATGGGTGGGCCCAGGCATGCGTCCAGAGCAGCCACTTGCGCGTCTCGGCTTCACGGCCGATCACGGCCAGCCCCAGCAAGTCGTCCAAGCCGCCGCCGTCGATCCCGATGTCGACCACCTCGCAGCGGTCCAGCAGGTCTTCGAGCGTCAAATCCTTCTCGGTGCCTTGCCGCTCCCAGAAGTCAGCGCCGGCCCAGCGGTCGGAGCGGAGATTCAGGCCGATCTCGACGTTCAGGTGCTTGGCCAGGAAGCCGCGCATCGATTCTTCGCCGGCGTTCTGCGCCTTGCCAAACTCCCGCTCCAGGAACTCCCGGTCCACCGAGTAGTCCATGTTCGGATTGACCATGTGGAAATTCACAGGGTCCAGGTGCTCTTTTGCGTCCAGCATCTCCTGCGGGAACTCGTAGATCACCGGCACGAAACGCGGGTCGATGATCTTGCCGTCGCGCACGTCGCGCGCGTACTGCAGCTTCTGCTTGAAGACGCCGGCCGGCGGGTCGTCCGACTGGGTGGTCAGCCAGATGATGAAGCCCTCGGGGCGCGATGCCAGGCCACCGGTGGCCTCGCGCAACATGTTCTCCGCGTTGGCCACTTTGCCAAAAAGCCACGCCTCGTCTACCAGGATGCCGACGGCCTTCTTGCCGCCGACCGTGTTGCTGTCTGCCGCGACCACCTTCAGATTAGCGCCGCTCGTCCGGTGCGTGATCGTCTTGATGTGCGTCTGCACCTGCATGAGCTCGTCGAGCTCTTCATCCTTCTGGCACATGTCCCGCGCCGGCGCGAAGCTGTTGTTCGCAATTTCCACGGTGGGCGCCAGGATGATGAACTCGGCCGACTGTCGCCAGTTCAGGATCTGGGCTGTCAACATCACCGCCGCGGCGATGGTCGACTTCGAATTCTTCTTCGGCAGGCAGACAAACCACTCGGTGATCAGCCTGCGCCCCTCCGTCTCCGAGCCCGGGCGCGAGTCGTAGGCGCCGTAGATCGACGCGGCCAGGTCGAACACCCAGGGCGCGCATGCATCGCCGATAGCCGGGCTGCCAGGCGCATCGACGATCTTCAGTTCGCGCATGACGGCGAGGCCGCGGGCCGCTTCTTCCGGAAAGATCGGCGGCGGGATGATGGACTTTCCCGCGCGCAGCCGATCCGCCCAGTCAGGGCAGGCAGTCGACCATTCAGCCATCAGCGCTTACCGACCAGCTTCAGCGGCGGCGCGGCCGGCGCGAACTTACCGCCGGCAGCCTTTTGGGCAGCAGTCTTCTCGGAGCCCTTCTTTCCGCCGTCGGCAACCTTGCCATGGAACAGTGGCAGCAGCGCCTTGGCCGCGTTGATCCGTTCCTTTGGCTCGATGTCGAGATCGTTGATTGCCGCGAGCAAGAAGGCTTTCGGGTCCGAATACTGCAGCGCCGCAGCCAGACCAAACCTCGGAGCCTCGACGCCGGTCGACATGGCCGCAGCCGGTTTTTCTTTGGCGCTGGCGAGGTGCGCAGCGACCCTAGGATCTTTAACAAGTCGGGACCCGGCAGCCGATGCCGTCGCGGCGCTGTAGCCAGCCTTGATCGCGGCTTCCTTATTGGAGAAACCCTTCAACACGGCCTCTGCGAAAGCCTTCTTCTTGCCTGTGAGGGCCATTAACAAAACCCTCCAGGGTGATTTTTTGTCCGCGTGCGGAACCACATGGTTTCCGGGGGCGCCGCCCCCCCGACTTTTGACCGCCCCCCTAGGCCTTGCCAGCCCGGGCTGACGCCTCGCGCGCCGTCTTGGCCTTGTGGCATGGGTCCTTGCACAGGGGCTGCAGGTTGCTCTCGTTGTTGCTTCCGCCCTGCTCACGGGCGACTATGTGATCGCACTCCCATTCGCCCTTCTGCAGCACCAGGCCGCAGCCAGCGCACAGGTAGTGGTAGCGCAGGGCCACGCGCTCACGCTTGGCCATCCATGCCCTGCCTCGTTCCATCTCGGTCGTCCCTGCCTTGGCCTGCAGCATGGGTGCACGGGAGAGGCTGGCAGTGCTGAGCCTGGGCTTCAGGGTTGCGAGGCTCATGTCACTCCTTCAGCGCATCGATGACACCGAGTAGCTTCTCGTTCACTGCCAACAGCGTGTCGATAGTCGTCTGTTGCAACTCGGTGAGCTCCAGCAGGTTGCCAACCAAGCGGGTTACCTCAACAGGCAGGCTGTCGAACTCCGCCTGCAGCCCGTTCATTTCTGCGATGAAGGAGTCGGCTCGCATGGCGGCTACTGCCCATATGCTCGCGCGCGGCGCATCTGTGAGAGCGTCGCAACATCGCCGATGGTGCTGGTGTAAGCCACATTCACCACGTTGGCCTGCTTGGGCAGGCGGCGCGCGATGACGCACAGCACTAGCAGGATCAGCACCTGAAGGACGATCACGGCGATGAGCATATGTTTCACGCGAAACGCGCGCCTTGTGTTTTGCCATCCATCCGGCTACGCCGCGAGGCGCTGGAGGCTGCGGTTCGCTCAACCCGCCATTGCGACTGAGCATTCGCTGGAAACCCGCTGGCGTTGCGGTGGTGGCTACCCACGTCGAAAACAGAGAAGCCGCCGAGACTTGCATCTGGGCGGCTTCAGAATTTAGGGTGAGATTCTCCATCGAGGGCTTCGGCCACCGTCACAACCGGGGCAGACCTACAACAGAGAGTCGAGGGCAGCAGGACTAGCGGCCTGCGCGATCTCGGGCGCGAGTATATGTGAGATCAGGGAATTTCGGCAACCTCATCGCCGAATTTCGAGGCCACGTAGGCACGCATGGCAGCAATGAGTAGCGTTTCACCATGCTCGTATGCATTGCCGAGTTGCCTAGTCTTTTCCTGATGGCCAATGGTGGCTGCCCAAATGATGGGGCCGATCTTCTCAGTAGCGATGTTCTCGCGGCTGATGATCGGGCCGCCATCTGCCCATGCACGCGACGGAGACCAGAAGACCCAGCCGCTTTGCTCCGGATCAACCACAGTCACAAAATCACCGCCATGCGCACCTAGGTCGTGATAGTCGACAGCGCGGTCCTCGGCCTTAGCGACCCAGTAGTCAAGCATTCCGCCATTCAGTTCTTTTGTCTTCATCGATCAATCCCTTCGCAGGCGCTTCTTGATGCTCGTGCGCGCATTTTGTACGCAGTCGTCGATGTAGTTTGCCAGCCTGCGCCCATCGGCGGAGGCCGGCAGCCTGGCAATGCCCGATCCGCGGCACACCTTGCACGGCTTGTTGCTCTGCCGATTCGACCCAGGCGCTACTTCCCACTTCGTTCCGTCGCAGGTCTTGCACTGCTTGTCCAGCCACCAGATCAACACCATGAGGCTGATCTTCTTGATGATCGGCTCGGGGTGGCCGCTCCAGATCGAGAGATGGCCGGCCAAGTAGTCTCGAGCTGAGCGGAAGGACTGCATCTTCCCCAATAGCGCCCCGACCTCATCGACATACCATGCCCTCGCCTGAGCCTCGGCCGCCATGTGCGCTACCAGCGCGCTCGGCTTCAGATTGCCAATGCTGGCAATACCCAGGTCGATGCGCATCTTGGCCAGTTGATCGAAGGTCAGCGAGTCGGACAGGCGTTTGATTGCATCAGCCGTCGGCAGCCGCGGCTTCTCTGCCCGCGACCACTCGCCATGCAGCCGCATGAAGCACGCGCCGGCGACGACGCTAGACATGCCGGCGGCCATGATGGTCTCGGCGTCGCCCTGCTTGTCGGCATCCGGCACCACGCGCATGTCTGAGGTAGTGGTAGCCGAGGCGTAAGCCTCCTCGACTCCGCGCTTTTCGTCGTTAAGCATTTTGTTCCTTCAGAGTCCGGTTTCGATCTCGACGTGCATCTGCGAAAGCGTGCAGCGCGGGAAGCCCTCTTCGAGCCGCTGGTACGCAAAGAACCCGGGATGTAGGTCTTTCACGAACATGCCCGTCTCCTTGGTGAACTCCTCCAGGCGCGCGCCCACCATGACCAGCAGGTCGGCTTCGAGCTTTCGCTTCGCCGCCTTGATGTCGTCGATCGTCATGCGCTCTCCTTCTCGGGGATCAGGGAGGGTTCGATTTGAGGGAAGGTGAGGTGCGAGATTATTCGGTTTAACGCGCACCAGTTCTTGTAGGCGCCAGCAGGTGTGTCGCCAGACGCAGTGACCGTGTTTCTCGCCTTGCAAATCCATCCGTGGGCAAAGCGGTCGATGGTGATCCTCGGCTTCATTCCGTCTCCTTTCAGGTGGTGATGCGCACGTCAATGCCGTGCAGGTACTTCATGAGGTGTCGCTTCATCTGGAAGGCCGGTAGCTTTGCGGTCACTTCGCTCTTCACGTCCTCGACGACACGAGCCCCAGCCTCGACATATTCGAAGTCGGCAATGAAGCGAATGGCGGGTTTGGCAGCACGAGCCCCGGCGAATTTCACGCTGGGCACCAACTCGTATGACACCTGGCGGCGCAGCTCGCTGATGTGGCCCGCGCGCTCCAGGAGGCGCAGATGACTCCAGCGTTCGGACTCGCGCTTGCTGTCGAACGTGATGTCGCCGATCTTGGTTCTCTTGTTTTTGTACTTCACAGCTTCCCGCCTTTCAGGACAAAGCAGGCTGTCCAGTGCTGTTCTTCCGCATCTCCGAAGGGATATGGACACCCTTCGTTTCGCGTGAAACATTCTTGGACTGCGCGCCCGGCTTCGGCCTCGATGCGCTCTTTGACGGCGTCCGAGAGGACTCGGCCTCCGCCTTGATCCGCTCCCGCTCTGCATGCAGCAACGTCGGAAGCGCTGCATTCGCGCTGTCCTCCAGGGCAAGTTCCTCCGCACGCGCCTTGGCGTATGCCCACCATCCATTGGTGTACGGCGCTTGGATCAGGCGCTTGAGGTGCGCCAGGTGTTGGTCGGGCGTCATGCATTCCTCGCTCCAAGTCCGGAAAACGGGTTCGCGTACTCGCGCCATGCCTGGCCGTTGCGAACCCTTCCGATCAGCGAGAGATGTACGCCGAACTTCACCCCGAGTTCCTTGAGAGTTGCCGAGCTGGCGCGAATCTCGGCCACTG